GACGAATTTCTGCTTCGTGATTTCCAAGAATATAAATGATTTCTGTTCCTTTCTTTGCTAGATTTAGGATCTGGTGAACACATTTTGTATGTTCTTTTGTCCAACGAGTATTATATTTTTCCATACAGTGAATATCAATGATATCACCAACCAATACTAACTTTTTCGTTTTTAAGTTTTTAAGAAAATTATAAAATCTTTCCGTATCACATCTGGGAGTCCCCAAATGAACATCAGAAATAAAAACTGTATCGTAAGTCATAATCAATATCTTGATGGCGTATATTCAAGGTCTCCAAGAATATCTTCTAACATTACTCCGTATTCTTTGAATCTTTTGTCTCCAGCAATAAAACATCTTTGACGCATCCATACCGCATCGGCAAGAAGTTTTACTTGGTCTTCTGTGAGTGTTAAGGTTTTCATTGGTAAAAAGCAACCTCTTTATGTATGAGGTCAGTAATTTTGTGTTAAAGACATAATAAACATAAAGAAACCGAATGCTATAAAGAGTGTGAGAATGAGTAACATAGGTTAAAAGTACATCATTGAAAGAGTAAATAAAACAAACACAAGAACTGTGAATACCATCATACCTACACCTGCCCAGATCACCCAGTTCGGCATAGGTTCGTGTTGAGGGTTATGAGACATTAGTTTTACTACAAACAACTATTTGCATATTCTATAATTTCTTTTATTGGTAGTTCTTTTGTGAAATGTTCAGACCCACCAATTATACCATCAATCTTTTTTTGATACTGCTTATATGTATCCAAAATATATCTCTCACAATCAAATACTTCTTTATGAGTTGCTTTCCATTCACCAAGTTCCTTTATAGTTTCTGTAAAACGATATTTTATTCCGTGAAAAGACCTTCCTATCTTATAAGTTCCATAAATGGTCTCAATAAAGTATAAGTAATCTTCTCTATCAGACCATTCTTCCTTAAAACCAAAAAATCCATAACTCTTTGATACACCAACAGTTCCAGCATTCCAAGTTGGTTTTCCAAATGCAGGATTATTTTTTCCAACTTTTGATTTTCTCTTACAGCAGAATGCCTCTCCACCTTTCTCATAAGTCACAATAAAGTTTCTTATACTCATATTTCGTTGACCCGTACAGGGGCAGCTTACAATCACATCAGTAGAACGACGAACAAGTTTTTCAGGAAGATGGATTAGTTCCAATCCTCTTCTATCACATTCAGATATTACTAGTTGGTGCAAATCCATAAAGGTTGCTCATAACTTTCCATAACTATTTATATAGTATACCATAAAAAAAGAGACCCGTAAAGGTCTCTTTGATTATTATTCAGTTTTTATGAAACTTAACCGATTGCGGGAGCAGTCAGAGCAACAGGAGTTGCTTCGGCGGCGGCAAGGTCAAGAGGGAAATTGTGCAATTGTGTTATCGTAAAGACTCTTTATTCCTTACTTCTTACTGTCGCCAGTAAGTTCAGACTATCTCTTCATCCTTATTTTTATTAAGGAGTCGGGCATTCGTGGGTAGATTATTGTTGGGACTCACTACCTAGTCGTTAGACCTTTCAGAAAACTTAAACCCTTTCTGATTTGGTACGGGATTGTCTCATAGAGAGTTTCCCCGTTTAACCCGATTTTACTAATGCCTATTACTAGGCAAGAACACCAACAAATCTAGCGTTCCTTTCGTGCATCACTTCCATGCCGAGACCAGCACGGTTCAGAACATCAGCCCAAGTGTTAATAACTTTACCTTCAGAACTCATAATGCTCTGATTGAAATTAAATCCATTCAAATTGAAAGCCATCGTGGAAACACCAAGAGCAGCAAACCAAATGCCTACAACGGGCCAGGCAGCAAGGAAGAAGTGAAGACTACGACTGTTGTTGAACGATGCATATTGGAAGATCAAACGACCAAAGTAACCATGAGCAGCAACAATGTTATAAGTCTCTTCTTCTTGACCAAACTTGTAACCATAGTTCTGTGACTCAGTTTCAGTGGTTTCACGAACCAGTGAAGAAGTAACAAGAGAACCGTGCATAGCACTGAACAGAGAACCACCGAAGACACCAGCAACTCCAAGCATATGGAATGGGTGCATCAGGATATTATGCTCTGCCTGGAACACAAACATATAGTTGAAGGTTCCAGAAATACCCAGAGGCATTGCATCAGAGAATGAACCTTGTCCAAAAGGATATACTAGGAATACGGCAGATGCAGCAGCAACAGGAGCACTGTATGCAACGCAGATCCAAGGACGCATTCCAAGACGGTAAGAAAGTTCCCACTCACGACCCATATAAGCATAGATACCGATGAGGAAGTGGAACACAATCAGTTGGAAAGGTCCACCGTTATAGAGCCATTCATCAAGACTTGCTGCTTCCCAAATAGGATAGAAGTGAAGTCCAATGGCGTTGCTAGATGGAACAACAGCACCAGAGATGATGTTGTTACCGTACATGAGTGAACCAGCAACAGGTTCACGAATACCATCAATGTCCACGGGTGGGGCAGCAATGAAGGCGACGATGAAACAAATAGTTGCAGCAAGCAACGTTGGAATCATCAGAGTTCCGAACCAACCAACATAAAGGCGGTTGTTCGTTGAAGTTACCCACTGGCAGAATTGTTCCCAGAGGTTTTCGCCAGAACGGCGTGAAGCGATTGAAGCAGTCATTTTTCGTTAAAGGGTAAGTAAAAGTCCAGGGGGAACTGGATGGTTACAGTATTTCCCACAACACCCTCCATTGTGGGTATGAGAGACGTAATTTATACACCCATAGGTCTCGGTTAGCGGGTGTTTAACAACGTTAAGAATTATGAGAATTCTGTAACATTTGTTTACCTATTTATCATAACACGACCGATCAGACCCGTCAAGCCCCCCTTTGATAAATACTTGTAGTGTTTATCACAATATAAGAAAATGAAAAGACTTCTATTAGCCTTTTCGTTATTCTTCACAATCCCAGTTAATGCTGCTGAAATCACATCAAGAATCACTGACTCTGTACAATTGAAAGTTGATGGTGCCGCAGTTCAATCAACCCGAATTGGTGCTTCTTATTCAGCATCAGGAACCAACATCCAATCCACATCCTTTGGTGGTGTAGGTGGTGCTGGAACCTATGATATCAATACTCCAGGTCAAGCATTTAGTTTCTCAGAAAGTTTTAATGCTGCTGATACTCCAGTAACAACTCAAACAGTTACTAATGGTGTTATTGGTTCTCCAAATCTTTATGGAGATAGTGTAACTCAAGTTGGTGGTGAAAAAGGAACTCTTGCAGGAACCTTATCCCCAACTGGTGTTCCTACTGTTACTGCTGGTGGTGCAGGAACTACCGCAACTGCACAACGTAGTATTGAGTTGAGCGTATTCAAATGAAGCATATCCTAGCAGGTTTATTCCTGCTAGGGTTTTCTTACCCTGCCCTAGCAGAATCCGTTGTGCCTAATTTCACCAGAGGCACAATCAATGCAACTACAGAATCAACTACAAGAGTTATAGAAACAATTCGCCAAGTTGAATATACAACTGGCACATCATATACTGTGACTGGAACTAATATTAACATTCCTGGCACTCCTCAACAGGGAGCAAACTACAGTATTATGACTCAAGGTGCTCCATTCCAGTTCAGTGAAACCTATCTCGGGCCTGGAGTGGCTAAAGAAACATGGATAGATCGCACTACAGAAACTCAATCAACCACTACATCAATCTCTGTCTTTACACAATAATTTTAACTGGAACTGCATTCGCACAAAGCACTCCAGCACCAAGTAATACGAATATTGCAGGACCTTCAGCATCTGCTACTGGTAATGTAACTAATCAAGCAGTTCAGGTTCTTCAAGGTCCATATGCAGTAAATACTTATGGTGGAGGAGTCAGTTGCCAAGGAGCAACATTTTCAGTTTCTCCATTTTTAATGCACAGTGGCAATAATAGTGATGATCCAGAAAGTTTTGCTTCCCGCAATGGTAACTGGGGAATTTCTGCTGGTCTTAATATTCCATTAGATGGAAATTTAATGGAATTATGCAAGAAAAGAGCAGCAACTGAAATTGCCAGACAGCAAGTAGAAACTGATAAGGCAAGATTGGATTTTGAACTCGTAAGATTATTAAAATGCGGTGAAGCATATAAGAATGGAGTAATGTTCCATCCAGAAAGTCCTTACTACAAAGTTTGTGCAGATGTTGTTGTGAAATATCCACGAGTTGAGGACGTAGTAAATGGAACCAATAAAACCAATTGATACTTCTAGTTTAAGACCTATAATCGGAACTAATCCGATTAATGTTCCAAATTCAAACATCAATAAAATTGCTGGTCCCTCTGTAATTTCCATCATAGAGAAACCAGCAATTCGTGATGTTGAGGCACCAGTTGTTCGTGGATTAGAAGTACCTATTGTTGATGTGCCAAATACAAGAATACAGTATCCAGTCATTAATGTACCAACTCAAGCAGAGTTTGATGCTGCAGTAAAAGCAGAAAGAGAAAAACAAAAACAGGAAGAAAAACCAAAAGAAAGAGGATTACCAGATACCTCTCCCCCCCAACTGCCTCAGATTGCTCAAACTCCTCCACCTCAAGTGCCGATTGCTGAAATACCAGCAGACAAACCTACTACTCCAACCTTTACTATAAATGGAATCGATATTAATTTACCTGATCCTTCTCTTGTTGCTACGGCTGGTGCTGTCGCAGTAGTCACAACTGCTGCCACGATAGCATCCACAACTGTTCTAAATGCTCTGAAGAATGCTGCGGAACCCCTTATAAAAGAAGCAACAAAGAATAAGTTTAAAATTAAAATTAAACAAGTTAAACCAGTTCTACATTATGTCCTAGCAGAAGGTGGACATGTAGATGTTTTTGAATACTCTGCAGAAGGAACTCGTTTAGTAGAACAAGTATCCAATGTAGAACAATACATTCGTGACCAAGTTGAAATCAATGCTCTCTATGAAATTGATAACAAAATCATTATTGATGATGTAATAAAAGATAAGTTCACAAAAGAAGGCAAAGAAAGATTTAAGTCTCTCTTTGCCCCTGCTAAAAAAATTGCTAAGAAATTATCTGCTAAGTTCTCAATCTGAAGTAAATTTCGAAATAATCCACACAACAATTATTGCTGGCAATTGAACTAAAATATTATAAAGAATTTCTAGAAAGATATTATCTTTCTCTTCTTTACGCTTATCCTTTGCTGGTGCCGTGGTCATTGTGTAACACCTTAAACAAATCTTTACTATTTAACAAAGAAACATCAAATTGTAAAGATTTTTTGCTACCTTTTCGTGCTGGTCTCCTAACAAAACGAAATACTTCTGGTGGCTGTCTCTTAGGAATAGGTCTTCTATTCTCAAGCATTATGCCATCATTTGTTAATAATCTTAAAACTATTAATATATCTAAGACAATGAGTTTCATTTTTTATTCTTTAACTTAAAAGCAGCATCACCAAGAAAAGAACCCACTGCAAGAATAAGAACTTTAGAATAGGCATCACGACTTGTACTTTCAAGTTCTACCTGTCCTTCTGTTCTAATTGCAACAGACTCAACAGCAGAAATCATCAATGCAGACCAGATAATTAAAAATAATCTAACAATATTAAAGTAAATCACTTTTTCCTTTTTGCTAGAAGTTCATCAAAGTTCTTTTTCTTTGTCCCACCATCATAATTCCAAGCATACCCTTCAGCAATCATCTGATTATTCAGAGAAGTTTCTTCACCATTGATAAACAAGTGCCCAATGATTCTTCCATATTTCTCTGTGGAATCTGGAAGTTCGGTCTTGATAAGAATGTCTTTTGCATTCTCACAACGCTTCTTCAACCAATCTTTTGATTCAAGTCCGTATTTCTTTTCGTTCGCATCAGATGTTCGGCTTTCTGGGGTATCAATACCAGCAAGGCGAATCCGTTTAGTAAGAGATATATCGAACCCCAAATCAATATCAGCGTCAATAGTGTCTCCATCGACTACTTTATGGATTAAGCGAATACGATATATGTATGGATCTTGGTTTGACATTAGAAAGGAAACTTAATACTCCCATTATTTAGTTTAGGGATAGGTAGTTTCTCAAATGCTTTGTTAACCTGCTTCTCTACAACAGCACCAACAAATGCTTCTGGATTATCTAAGATTTTCTGTGCCTTTTGGTAAGTGAGGTATGCTCCCACACCAATCGCAGCACTAATGCTCAGACTTGTGATTGATAAAATCAGACTTAAATGCTTCATCTTTCATCTCCTCGTTTGCTAACTTTAATATGTAGTAAATAACATACACTGTAAAGATAAGACCTAATCCCAATATTATTACAACTCCCCAGGGAAACTGATCCATCAATACTTACCTTCCGTACAATACTCTACTTTTTTATTTGGATAGTATGGATACTTTCCTTCCTGTGGTTTCATATATCCACAACCAATTAACCAATCCATGGTCATTGGTGTTGGGCGAATTTGATCCCATAAAGGACCTTGGACACACATATCAAGATGTCTTGCAGTTTGATTTAACTGCTCCTCTGCCCAGTTTGCATCTGCCTCCCAAGGAATAGCACGACTTTGCATCATTGACTCATAAGTTAATCTAGTCTGTTTCATTATCCAAGCAGGAATTTCACTATCTTGATGAACTTGTGCCATGAAAGATGTTTTCAATCCACCACCCATACAATCCTGAACAACATGCCAACCTTCATGACGAAGTGTTCCTAAAAATTCTCTTGGATCTTTGAGAAGAGTTTCATTAATAAAGAAACGATTATAGTTTGGTTTATATAAACCTACTGTTCTTGGAGTAAAATATCTCTCTGGAGCAACATAAACAGGGACTTCAAGTTTATTGAGAGCAGTTACGATCCTTATAATTTCTTCCCTAAATGGGTCAAAGTCCTGATTTTTTAAAAATTCAGATTCTGCTGATAGTTTTTCAATACCTTCGGTACATTCCAAAAGTATCATACAACCCATTGCCTCTAAACTGTAAGGTCTTACTGTTGGTTGTTTTGGTGCAAGAGAATCAGCTATTGCTGGGAGTGATAAAGTTAGTGATAAACCAATTGCTGCTAGGATTTTTTTCATTCATCCCACCATCCTTCTTGTTTATGAATCCAGACTTTCAAATCTTTTACATACTTTCTCAAGATCTGGGCCTGTTCTTCATGCCAAAAATCACCCGTCTCCATATGAAGACGAGTGTGATTATCTATGGCTTTGAGTATATTGTGGATTGGAGCGTTCCAACACTCCCTCTTTGGAGTGTTCCATTCTCTTGGCATTTGTATTCAACAGTATAAAGTTGTCCTCTATGAATAAAATCAATTTGACATAAATTAGGTCCGATTATAATATTACCAGCAATTAAAATTTCCAGTAACATTACTTTTTCTTACCCCCATTCTTTGCTTTTTTAGCAGTTGCATTACCAGAATTCTGCTTCTTATTATTAGCAGATCCTTTTTTACCTTTGTTAGCAGATTTTGCCATTAGAGATCTCCTCTTGAATAGGGTTTTTCTTCATCGACTTTCGCTTCTAAAGCTTCAACTCTTTCTTCAAGAGAAGTTTCTTCTTTATAACCAGTTTGAACTAATGATTCTTCAACAGTTGTTTTTTCAACTACTGCCTCTACTATTGGTTCTACTACTGCTTCTGAAGCAGTAGTTGGAGGTGTTTCTACAAACTCCTCTCTTTTTGCTTCAGACTTTTTTTCGTCATCATCATCTCCACCTTTCTTCATAGTATTAATTCCAAATGTTGCAGCAGATGCAGTAAATACTGTTGCTATAAATGTTGGGTCCATTTTAGCAAGAGCACCAGCATAACTTGCCGTAAGAAGTGCGGCAGACCAACCCAAAATCGCAATACGAATAATTTGGCTCATACAAGCTTCTCTTTTCTTTTGAGGGTCCATTTTAGTGAGTTTGTAGGGTTAACCTTTTTTCCAAGCTTCACCTTCTGCCTTTCTTCTACGTGCTAAACCTGCTTCTACGTTAGACCCAGGATTGCGATAGAGATATAAAGCATCTGGAACTAAGTCCCATTCTTTATTCTTCAAGCGTTTAGTAATAGTATTAAAGTTATCACCACCGTAGAAACCAGCGCCAAGATTATAAGCAAAGCTGAGAAGTGCTCCGCGTTTCCCATCTGACATTTCTCCCCAATGTGGAATTTTTCGAAGTGCAGGAAGAAACTGATTCTTACACTGAGTAATTAGCAATTCATCTGCTTCAGATTGAGTAATTGAATCGCCCATTTGGAATGGTTGTCCACTCTTATCTCTAGTAGATCCCCAACCGATTGTGATTGGAAGTCCTCCACTAAGAGGATCAGGATATGCATTTAAATGACATCCTTCAAACTCCTTGATTAATTTGATGCCCATTTGCGGAACATCATCACCACCCACAGATGCAGGTGAAGAAGATGCTGCAGGAGCAGAAGCAGAATCTGATGTAGATGCTGCTGCAGCATTACCCTTTTTTCCTCTATAAATCTCCGCCCAATCAATATTATCTTCAAGATATTTGACTGGTAAATTATCTTCTAACCACTGAACTGCCTTTACATGATTAGGATTTTTTTCATCATAAAATTTAAAAAAGTTATGAAGATCAATTCTTGCCATTTTTACCTCCAAAGTATTTTAGATAGAGTTCGTTTGCTTCAACATGCTTTCCATTATTTGTAAGTTCTTTGATGACTTTAAGCATCTTTGCTTTAAATCTAGTCGAAGATTCTTCCCCAGCCATCATTACCTCCTGGACACCAACGATGCTTAAGAACTGCTTTGGTGTAAATAGTTTTCTTACCGTTAGTTACAGGACCAGTATAGTTATCATTCAGAGAACCATATGGATCATTTACATAGTATCCTTTACCATCTGGAGTCTTACCGATGACTACACACATATGCCCACCAGTAGGGTTAGATAAAGAACCGCGATGCAGGAT